TACTGAATTTAGTATGAGTGCTACTGAGCGTATACAAGCAGCCTTAAGAGATGCAGCACCTAAAGATGATTCTGAAATAGTTCAAATTATAAGTAGAGAAAAAAGAGAGGAAAGGGCCCGCTGGTTGAGAATTGTTAAGGCTGGGAAAGACAGTTATAACATGAGACCTGAAACAGAGGTCACCTCAGAAGGTGAAGTAGTTGAAAGAGACGATCCGGAAAAACCTATTAGAGTAATAAGAACTAAAACTCCCGGTGGATATTTCGATGATCCTGTGGCTTACCCTTCATTGATGAGAATTAAAAGGGGAGTTCCCGTTGACATGATTGAGCGGAGCGAGATAGAAGCTGATAGGCAAGACATGGAGCAAAAGAAACATTACGACCAGAGAAGATTATCTTACTATAATTTTGGTGTAACAAGATACAGTAAAGAGGAAGTTCGGAAAATAGCTGTCGACTTGGACATGGACACAGATGAAGTAAGGTTGTTTGGGAGTTTTGAGGAATCCGAAATTAAGTTAAACGAGTGGACGAATATTTTACTTAAAGACGAAGAAGGTAAAAAACTAACAGCTGAAGAAGAAAAAATAGCTGAAGAGTACATTGATTTAGGCATTAGAAATGTAGATGATTTATTAAGATTCGGAATTGTTCAGCAAGACTTAATACTTAGACCTAGAAAAGCTTTATAATATGCCAACTTTTGAAGAGTTAAAAAGAAGTAGGTTTGGTGATAACGTCCCTCAAGAACAGATAGAAGACGATACGACCGTACCTGAAGAAGAAAGACCACCAGCTCCATATGTAGAAGGCATTGATGTAACTGTAAACGAGTTACTAGATAAAAACCCAAACATAATACCTGCTCCTAAACCTGCTACTAGTGAGTTACGAGAGTTTCAAGATGACGAACCGTTAACTAGTGAACAATGGTTCGGCTATGCTTTAGGAACTACAGTAGAACTTGCTGCCCCGCTTGCCGGAAATCTTGCATATGTTAAGTGGTTGAATAGAGCTAGAGTGGCCTCGAAAATGACTAGACCGTTAAAAGCAACTCCTTTAGGTATGTTGGGGTTTGGAGCTGCTGAGTTAACATTGGGTGCTCTTTCTAATTATGCAAATCAAAAGATTAAACAACATTACAAGATACAGAAAGGAGATATTAAAATATCGGAATTGATGGCTGCTGGTGTATTCAATGCTAGTCCTGTCGTTAAAGTAATAGATGGTCTTCCTGTATTTAAATTTTTAGAACCAAAGGTAGGTAGTCGTATAGGTGCACGCACAATAATAAAAGACGGGGTTAGAAGAACTTTTGTTAGCGGTGCTGCTATAGGTATTTTAGAATCAACCTTTAGACAGACCGCATCTATATTATTACAAGAAGATGAAGGACTTGGTTATGAAGAGTTCTTTACTGACTTAGCTGTATCTGGTGGTGTAGGCGGCACACTTAATACTGCTCTTCACGGAGGCGTTGGTTTATTTAGTTATTGGCGTTCAAAAGGTAAGCGAGGTCGGCAAGAAGCTGTTAAGTTAACTAAGATAATGAACGCTGACATAGTTAGTCAGATAGATGATATAAACAAAGAGATACAAGCTGAAGCGGAATCTGTAGGTTTGTTTACAAACTTTGCAGAAAAGAATGCTAAGATAGCTCAATTAAAACAAAAAAAGAAACAAACAGAGGAAGCACTAGAATTAACCAAGCAATTAGAAAAGGAAATACTAGAAGAAAATAATAGGGTGGATAAAGCAGAGGCTGAACCAGAACCTATTAAAGAGCCTGTTAAATTAACGGAAGAGGAGTTAGACGCACCTGATGCGAGGCTTAGGGGAGTTGAAGAAGAGGCCGTAGAGGAACCTAAAGCTTTAGTAGAAGAAGCAGCAGTCGAAACCGAAGCACCTATAGTAGAAGAACCAACGGTAGTAGAAAAGCAAACACAACCTACAGCTAAAGAACCTGAGACCGCCATTGAACCTGAACCTGTTAAGGGACTTGAAACACCCAAACCTAAAGCACCAACCCCTAAGCCTAAACCTTTAAAAAGAGATGGCGTGTTACAAAGCTTAGTTGCTAGAACTAAAGCGGCTTTTTCTAGTGGGGAAGTACCTACAATAGATGTACCTAATTTAGTTCAAGAAAGTAAGAAACTTTATAGAGATTCTATTAGTATATTTAATAGATCAATACATACATTTAGAGAGAGTAAAGATAAAGACATACGAGCTTTAGAAATAGCATTGGATGAAGTGGTGTTTTTACAACAACTCAATCAAAAAGTTGTAGACCCTTTAGATACATTGATGGGGCGGGGTCAGCAGTCTAGTAGACAAGACGCTGCTAAATATGATTATCAAACAGTTTTAAGTGAGCGTGCTGAAGCAGAGCGTGGGGCGTGGGCCGATGTCGAGAAGTCTTTAAGGCAAGCTATAGAAAATGAAGCTGATGTTACTTTATATCAAAACATACAAAACGCTTTAGATGTAAGACCTAGATTTAAAGAGCTAGGCGATCAGTTGGATCGTAAAGCTACAGCTGACTACAAGCGTAAACTTAGAGAGGCTACGGAAAAAGAACCTAAAGAGGTACCCCAAGAACTTATAATATCTAGGTTACAGCAGAAGTTAAGAGAAGCACAACAAGAGTTTGCAGGTCTTAAACCAGAGGCTAAAGCTAAAAAAGCCAGAGAAAAATCTGAGAAAGAAATAGATATACAAAAGAGGTTAGACTTCTACGCCACAGGTAAAAGAGAAGCTAAGCAAATAGCACAAGAAGAGAATCGTTTAGAGACTTACTTAGAGCTGCTTGAAGAAGGAGATATAGCTAAGATTAGACAACAAGTAGGACCAGCACCTGATTGGACTAATAAGAAAGCTGTTGGATCATACTTAGCTACTATTCGGAAAGTAAATAACAAAACAAAGAAGCTGTTACAAAAACAAGTAGTTGAGTCTGACATATCTTTACAAGACCCTAGTAAGGTAGCAAAAGCGGAAGCTAAGAAGAAAGCACGATTACAGAAGAGGTTAAAAGAATTAAGAGCACGAGCTTTTCAGATAGAGAAGATAAGACCAAAAGATAAAGCTGCTAAAGCTGAGGTCAATGCTGAGATAGAAGAATTAGAGAGAACTGTAAAGTTCCACGAAGCTAACGAACGTGATGCTTTAAATTTAGAGAAAGCTTTAAAAGAGCGTGCTAGGTTATTAAAAGTTGAAACAGGACCGTTAGGTGCACAGCGTGCTGAAATAACAAAACCCAAAGGACCAGCTAAAGTCCCTGGAGAATTAGAGAAGGTAAATAAAGATATATCGTTTCTCAAAAGTAATATACGAAGCAGAGTAAAAGAAATAGATAAAGCTGCTTTGGAAATGACTGATGAGTTTCAAGCGGCTAAAGCTGAAAAAGAAATCAATAAACAAATTTCTAAGCTTGATGATGAATTACAAGAATTAAGAGAAAGTTTTGCTAAAGAGCCTGTTGAACCTGGTGTTAAAAAACCTATTGAGAAAGACCCCCGTATTAAAGAGAGGGAAGATAAGATAGCTTACTATAAAGAAGCTAGGCGGCAGATAATAACATTAAAGAAAAAATATGCAGAGAGGGCTAGGCTTCTTGAATTAGAGACCGGACCGCTAGGAGCACAAAGGGCTGAAGTAACACCTAAACCTACTGGTCCTAAAAAATCAGCAGGTATTATAGCTGAGTTAGACGAACAGATCGCTTTTCTTCGTAGGAATATGCGTAAGCGTGTTGATGAGATCGACAGAGCTAGGTTAGAAATGACTCAAGAGTTTCAGGAAACTAAGATGTTAGAAGCTATCAGGAAGAGAAGGGCTGTAGCACAAAAACGTTTAGAAGCTAGAAGAGCTCGTTTCGCGGATGATGATGATTTAGATAGAAGAGCAGCTGAAAGAGAAGGTAGAAATTTAGAAGAAACTGATCCGGTATTGTTAGAGACTAATAAAAAAATAAAGTTTTACGATAAGCTGGAAGCTGAAGCATTAAAGAAAAAAGAATTAAGAGAGCAGTTAGCTAGACAAGCCGAGATGGAGGGGAAGGGTATTGTATCAGAGATACGAGCACACTTAGAACCTAAACCAACTGGCCCAAAAGAAATATCTAGTAACGATGAGTTGAGGCGTAAGATAAGAGAGTCTGACAGTAGAATGCGGGCTTTCCTTAAAGATATAGACGCAACTGTAGATAGTTTTAGAATAGAGCGTATTTACGAAGCAACTAAAAGACAAGCAACACTTGCAGCTCAACGAGATGTAGAAACTAAAGTAGCTAGATTTATTAGACAATGGGCGGACAACCGTGTATTGGGAATGATTCATCAAACCAGTTCTGTTGTAGCTAGTGCTTTAGGTGGTATTTCTAGTTCTTTTAAACAATTCGCTAAACTACTTGCGGAACCTATGGCCGATTTAATGAGCAGTCAAGAGTTTAGAGGTTCTCAATCTAGACGGGCTAAAGAAGCAGCTCTAACTTTTAAAGCTAATTTTTTCGGACTAAAGGAAGGATTGAAGAACTGGAAAGGTACGGGCAGAGCTGTAGCGTTGACTGCTAAAAATTTAGAGGGAGCTACTGGAGCTACTGGTTTGAACAGATTAACTGGTGACATTTCTTTTGGTGATCCTGTTAAATTATTACAAGCAGCCGAAGATCAGGCTAGAAGAAAAAGATTAAGAGGTGAAGAAATAAAAGGAGTTCAACATATATTTGCTAGAATGCCTATAGGTAAAATGGTAAATGAATTTATGAAACTACCTTTGCGTGGTATAATGCCTATTGATGAGCTTTTTAAAAGACAGTTATTAAGAGCTGAGTTAATGTCTGAAGCGTTTAAAGATGCTTACAAAGCTATGCCTAATGACCCCAAAAAAGCAGCTGAATTAGCAGCGGAGATTTACAAAAGAAAATGGACAACAGATCAGGGTCTTGAAATTTTAAGCCAAGAAGGCGTTAATGCCACAGCTACAGACACTATTAATAAAGAATTGTTAATGGATTCTAATGTAGCAAACTTAGATACTAGCGAGATAGCTACGCCTATCGCTGATAAAATACTCAAGTTCGTTAGGGAATTGAGGGGAGATAAAGAAAGTCAAATGGCTGACGCCCTCATACACTTATTAACTCCTATATTAACCGTAGTAGCTAGAGGTGCTGGTAGGTCTATAAGGGTTGGGGTTCCGATAATACCTGCCACACAAGCCCGTGTGCTTAATCCTTATAACTCAAAAATTAAAAAGGTAGAAAGAGATATTGCAAATAAAGACAATCAAATAGGAAATGAAGAAACTACCATGTCTGAGAGACTTGAGTTGCAAAAAAGTAAAGAACAGTTAGAGCAGAAATTAAAGGATTTAAAAGGAAGACGAGTTGCCTATCATAGAGATGCTATAACAGATGCTTTAGTAGGGGGCGGTATGATAGCTTCTGGTATGGGGGCTGGAGCCGCTGGTATAGCTGTAGGAACTTTAGCCTGGATGACGCCAGAACAGAAAAAGCAATTTGAAAAGGCTAACCCTAAAAACAAAGCAAACACCATTGAGGGTTGGTCGTACAAAGAATTTTTTCCATTATCTATAGGTTTTGCTATAGGTGCTGACATTGCTATGTACACCGAAATGAGGGAGTATACTGACGACGAAGGGGTTCCTCTTTTAAATAAAGAACAATCTATTTTAAATTTAGTTATAAATTCTACCAAAGAGCTATTTAAAGAAGTGCCTGTAGCTGGTGGTATTAAATCTATAGAAAAGCTAGGTAGCGGAGATGATGACCAGATGTATTCAGTCTTAGCTGATTGGTTGTCTTCTTTTATATTTATACCTACATCTCAAATAAGAAAAGTTTTAAAGCTTTATTTTGAAGATGGAAACTTAGAAGAACTTAGAGGTGGTTCTTTTATGGATAGAACTATATACAATACGTTTGGGCATAATCCTACTGGAAATAAAAAGACAGATCATTTTGGTCACGATGAAGTATCTACTAAGACTCCGTTAAATACTTTTTTAAGAATGGCTCCAGTTAGAGATGAAGGTTTGAATGAGTTTGATATTATATACAAAAAAGATGTATATGGGGAATTAGTAAAGCCTCCTAAAAATATGCCTACTATTAACAGTCTTGATATGTATAAGTTTAAAGATAATAAAGGAACAACTTTGCACTACAGGTTTTATCAAGAACTTAAAAAGAGTGATTTAGATCAAAAGGTTTTAAATAAAATTAGAGATAGTAAATGGAAGAAAAAATATGAAAAAGGCTCCGAGGGTCGAACTGGCACTATAGATGAAACTTCCGTTTCCAATCCAGCTCTGCAAGACTTAAACAAAATATTTAATGACGCATACAAAAAAACAGCTCGTAATATTTTAAAAAACAAAGGAAATACAGAAGGTACTATATGGTTGGATGAGTTTGTTAGTGAAGATGAAAACGAGGAAGGCACAGCAAAATACAACAAATATGGTCCAAACAAAACATTAAGGCAGGTATTAGACGAAGCTAAAGAACGATCTGTTTTAACAGGTAGACCTATATCTTTCGATGAAGTTCTTAAAAAAGAAGACTTGGACGAATTACTAGAAAGCAACCCTCAAATGCAACCAAGTGACTAAGTGCTTGAACTCCTAACTCAATAGTTAATAATATATTATCATGGCAAACACCTATGTAGACTACACTGGCGACGGGAACGAAACATCCTTTGCCTATACTTTCGCAGTTCTATCCGGACGACAACAAGACCATATCATAGTCGGAGTAGATGATTCCACAACAACAGGAGGAAAGTTTGAAGTAGTTGATCCTGCGGACTATACGATAGACGCATCAGCAGGTACAATCACTTTTGATACAGCTCCAGAATCAGGTGCTCGCATACGAATCAGAAGAGACAGTGACTCATCCACCCTGCTTGTTGACTTTAAGAACGGTACAGTACTACCAGAGAGAGATTTAGATTTAGCTTACTTACACAACTTATTCTTAAACGAAGAGATTGAAGAAGGTAGCGGTAAAAATACTTTAGTTAAAAACTCAGACGGTAATTACGATGCAGACGGTGTACGGATTGTTAATCTAGCTGATCCTGAAGACCCACAAGATGCTGTTACTAAAGGCTATGCGGACAATCGGTATGTAGATGTAGCAGGTGACACAATGACGGGTAGTCTGGCTATGTCCAACAATAACATCACTGGTGTTAACAGTGTACAAGGACTTGTTGCTCCGACCTCCGATAACCACGCTGCTAATAAGAAGTATGTAGACGATGAGGTTGCTACTGAAGCTGCTGCTCGTATAGCTGGCGATGCGTTAAAAGTGAATAAAGCTGGTGATAGTATGTCTGGTAATTTGACCATGACTAGCCCAGCTAAGGTCGTACAACCTTCTGCTCCTACTAACGCTAATGATCTTACCAATAAGACTTATGTAGATGGTGTTGTTGCAACTGAAGCAAGTAATCGTGCAGCTGGTGACCTCGCCCTGACTAACTCAAAGGTATCTAGGAGCGGTGATACGATGAGCGGTAACCTTAATATGGCTACCAAAAAAGTCACAGGTTTAGGATCACCAAGTGCGAGTACAGACGCAGCTACTAAAACTTATGTTGATAAATTGGTTTCAGAAGTTGATTTAAGTGTTGCTCCAAATTTTAGTAAGTTTACAGGTAACGGTACTAACACAGATTTCTCTTTAACTTTTAACACGAACGGAGTTGTATCAACTGCTATGTTAGTCTCGATTGATGGAGCTGTACAAGACCCAGACGACTACTTAATACTCGGAGGGTCAGATGAGATACAGTTTACGACACCACCTCCAAACAATTCAGAGATATTGGTTATAGAACGGGGATTCCGTCCGAAGACCGACTTACCCACTGAATATGATTGGGGGTTTGTAGCAGACACCGTAGTAACAGCTTCCTACACATACGGAAAAATATGAGCATTGCAGTACAAATAAGAAGAGGAACCAGTGCAGAGAACGCTGCGTTTACTGGTATCGCAGGAGAGTTAATCTATACAACAGATGACAAGAAGATTTATGTCCATGATGGGATTAATGCTGGCGGGAGTCTTGTTAGTGGAGCACCTGGAGACATAACTGCGGTTAATGCTGGTACTGGGTTAAGCGGTGGAGGCGTTGCTGGTGATGTAACTTTAAATATTGCAAGCAGTGGAGTTGATACTACACAGTTAGCTGATAGTGCTGTTACTACAGATAAGATTACTGATAGTGCTGTTACTACAGCTAAGATTGCTAACGCTGCTGTTACTGCCGATAAACTTGGTAGCAACTCTGTCACTACAGCTAAGATTGCTGACGCTGCTGTTACTGCCGATAAATTATCAACATCAATAGACTTAGGATCACTTTCATAACCAAATAATTATTATGCCAAATATATCCGTACAACTAAGAAGAGGGACAACAACCGAGCACAACTCTTTCACAGGAGCTGAAGGAGAAGTAACAGTAGATACTGATTTAGATACACTGCGTGTACACGATGGTTCTACAGCTGGTGGTGTAAGATTAGCAAAACATAGTGAGCTTGCAGGAGCTGCTGGCAATACAGATTTAGGTAATACGCCAAGTTCTACTTCTGTAGAAATCACTTCATCTACAGGTAATAATACTACAGTTGCAGGTGCTTCTACTAGTTTAGCTGGTGTGATGACTGGTGCTGATAAGGCAAAGCTAAACGGTATTGAGGCTGGTGCTACAGCAGATCAAACTGCGTCTGAAATACTAACAGCAGTTAAGACTGTTGACGGAACAGGTAGCGGATTGGATGCGGATTTGTTAGACGGACAACAAGCTAGTGCTTTTGCTGCTTCTTCTCATACACACACAGCTACTAACATTACAGACTTTGATACAGCAGTTGCAGCAAATACAGCAGTTGCAGCAAATACAGCGAAGGTATCTAACGCTACACACACCGGAGATGTTACGGGTGATGGTGCTCTGACGATTGCTAACGGTGCTGTTACACCTGCTAAAACAGCTTTTGATAATTTAGCACTTAGTAATGCATCAGGAGGTTCTTCGTTAACAGTTACTGGTAGCACACAAGCTTTTATTGAAGTAGGAGGAGCTGCTGGTAATTTAGCGTATATTGATATAAAAAACCCATCCTCGGATGATTATGATTTAAGGTTGGTAAGTGACGATAGAACACCAATGGCATCCGTACATCAATCCAGAGCTAGAGTTGAAGGTGTTAATTCTTTAGGTTTGTGTGCAGGTAGTGCCGGGAGTCCTTTATCCGAAATTGTTACTGTTAAACCAACAGAAATCTTTATTAAAAATAGCACAGCTGTTCCTACTACTAATCCAACAGGTGGAGGGTTTTTATATGTAGATTCGGGTGATTTAAAATATAGAGATCCTAACGGTGCTATTAAAACTTTTGGTGGTATCTCTAAGGCTTCCTCAGGATGGGTTACAACTTTAGGTAACTCTGTTGCAAATGGAGCCACTTTAACCTACACCCATAACTTAGGAACAGCTGATTATACTTGTGCTGTTTATGCTAGGGATATTGGTGGTGGTAATTCAATCAGAATTGATAGCCACGCATCAGCTTCAAATAATTTCGGAGCACAAGTTCAGGATATAGCTACTAACTCAGTGCAAATACAGCTAGGAAATGCTGGTTTATCTAGGTGGGCAAGCGGAGGTTCTGCAACTACGATTAACTGGAATACTCAAGAAATTAAAGTAGTTGTAACAGGATGATCGAATCTCTATCTGGTCTTTTAAATACCGCTCTAGCTATTGCCCTTGGAGTTATCGGTTGGATTATTAAACGCATGATCGAACGCTTAGACCTGGGTGATAAACGGATGACTAAGATAGAGGTAGAGTTAGCTGCTCAACGGGAAAGAGATATAGCTGTTGAAGCACGCATAGCTAAAGTAGAGGAAGCAATTAAAGAAGTTCACAACAAACTAGATCGTATGATGGAGGTATTAGTAAAGAGATGAAAAGAAAAAGTAAAAGACCAGGACTATACGAGAACATGAATAAGCGTAAGCGTTTAGGTATTAGCCGTAGCAAGAAGAAGTCTACAATTAGTCCTCAAGCCTACTCTAACATGCAAAAAGGATTCCCTAAGTAAGATGCCGTATAAAAGATATAAGTTAGCTATTAAGAAGAAAAAGAAGAATGGCTGAGAAAAAGAAAAAAGCTATGACAGGCTGTAAGCGTCGTGGTTTAGCTATTAACAAACCTAGACGAATACGCAAAGGCGAACCGGGGTACGGTAAGAAGAAGTTTGTTGTCTGTGCAAAGGAAGGCAGTAAGCATCGTATTATAAGATTCGGTGACGCTAAGATGACTATTAAGAAAAGTGATCCAGCCCGTCGTCGTTCCTTCAGAGCAAGACATAAGTGTGACCAAAAGAAGTCAAAGCTCTCAGCAGGTTACTGGTCTTGTAAGAAGTGGTAAGCATGCTAAGGCGACCTAAACCACCCCGTATACATCCGCTTACTTTTCAAAGCCGGACGCTTGCTGCTGTATCTAGTGCTAGTGTTACTGAAGCGTTAGAAGCTACACAAGCAGCACAAGTTCTTACAGATTCTATTACATCAGACCCTGACATCATCGGTGTTAATGGTGGAGACGCTGCTTTGACTGATCCACAGATTGATGGTTTAGGTGCTACAGCTAGTGATAATTTAGATGTTTACAATGGAGGAGGAGCATAACAAATGGCTACTTTTAGTAAAAGAATACAACTTAGAAACGATTCCGCTAGTAACTGGGCATCTGCCAACCCTGTACTTTTAGAGGGAGAGATAGGCATCGAGATAGACTCTGCTCGCAACAGAATTAAGATAGGTGACGGGACGACTGCTTGGAACGATCTGCCTTACTTCCTAGACGCTCGTGAAGAAGAAGTAGGTGATTACCAGGATTTCCTTGACGGCTTAACTACACCCTAATATAACATCGACTCGATATGAGTAGCTTACTTACACAATTAGGACAGAAGGTTAAAGCCAAGCTTAATAATAAGTTTGATAAGTCAGGAGGTTTGATAAGCGGTGATCTGTCTGTATCACAATCTATACAATTCGGATCGTATCTATCGTCTGCCCTACCAACCAACGGTACATCAGGTCGTGTTATCTATGTAACTGATGGTGACGGTAACGGTGGTCCTTGTCTGGCGATTGACGACGGAACAGATTGGAAGATCATTGAGCTAGGTGGAAATGTACCTACTGTTACTCATATCCTTGCAGAAGATGGAGATAGCTTAACAACAGAGTTTGGTGACATTCTAATAACTGAACCTGTTGCTTGACACCTATTAGCTATCCTTATAACTTTCTTAAACACAACTAACCCACAACAAAGGATAATATATTATGTCTAGT